TAGTGGACATATCTGTATCCTTTAATTTTATATGAATGGTGCTGAATGACTGAATCGAACAGTCGACTGATACTTACAAGGAACCTGTTTTCCCACTAAACTAATCCAGCTTGATTGGTCTGAATGGTAGGATTTGAACCTACAACCTCCGACTTCCAAGGGCGGCCGTCTAACCAGGTTGACAATACACTCAGAATGATTGGTGCCCCATCCAGGACTCGAACCTGGAGAATCTAGTTTCTAAGACTAGCATGTATACCATATTCCATCAATAGGGCGTATATGGAGCGGGATACAGGACTTGAACCTGCAACTTCTAACTTGGAAGGATAGCGCTCTGCCAATTGAGCTAATCCCGCTATGTTCTTTTAGATGTACATTAGTATACTACAGTATAATCATCGTGTTCGTTATCACTCACTCACTTCGGTCCTTACGTACCTCGTTCTACGATGTATACATCTTACAGAGTATAGTACCTGAAAAATGACACTTTTTAGACAAAACAGTTTAATTATTTATTTTCTTTTACGTCAAGTAGTGAAATTGCTTCGTAAATAGCTCTTTCGTAACCAATGTAGTCAGCTTGTAGATAAGCCCAATTAGCACTTTCGTACTTATCGTCCTGTCGTACAGACGCTCTCTTCGTTCGCATTTTCTCTTCGAGAATCTTAACTAGTTGTTCTCGTAGACGAAGTGAAGCTCGGAAGTCGGCTTCGACTTCCTCTGCTTCTTTGGGTGTAAGCCCTTTTAAGATTGATGTTTTCATACGTTAGGAGGTGCAACTTCAGCTTCAACCATCAGGTCTTCACCTGCTTGATTAGCTAATCGTTGAGTTTCTTGTTGATCGAATACAGCAGCATTAGGAGCAAACAGGCTATAACGATTGATGTTGAGTAGATCTTCAATCGTAGCTGCAAGCTTCTTCGTTTGTAAGTGTTGAGACACTTGTTGCCACAGAGGGGTATTAGAGATAGATGTAAGGTTTTGCATCATCTGAGCCTGCGCAGCAAAGTGCCTAGCACCAATAGGACGCAGAACACCAGAAGCTGTAATATCGTCTTTCGTAATAGATAGGAATGTCGTAACACCTAAGTCATTATCCATCACTCGTACAACATCCTGATGATCCATGTTACGTCTAGAAGTTTCTAACATAGCATTCAGGAGAGGTTCTAAGAGAGTGATTTCAAACTCTGTAGTCTTCTCTTGGAAGATACGTCCAGCAGCATTCTGTAGCTGTTGAACTTCAAAGGCTGTCTTTTCACCAGCAGTACGAATACCCATAGCTTCTCTAGGAGCACCCACAAACTGCTCCATACGGCCTTCCAAGCGATCAATTTCGTTATTAGCCTGTAGCACCCACTGGACGTTCTTTGCAAGCTCTGTGACGCTGCCATTCTCATCAATGTGGATTTCTTCTCCAGGACCATAAACAAATTGTTCCACTTCACCAGCAATAACCAGAGGAGGAAGAACAGCTAAATCCATAGCGTCTGCCTTAAGGTTTTCCAGGTGATCCATACGATATTGCATACCAACCAGATTCTCTAATGGGCCCATAGCCCAAAGATTGTCTGGACGCTTACGCCATCCTGCATGGTAGATAGGAGCATGACCAAGCCAGCTAGGAATCTTCTCTTTATTGATAATCCACATTCTGTCACAGATGGTCATGTGAACACCAGTTTCACCTTCTCCTGTTTCAGAATTGTAAATATCTCCATAGAAGTCTAAGAATTCAACATATCCAGATTGAAGGTATTCAGTGTAGTTACCAAACCCATCAACCATCAATCCTTCGTTCTTAGCACTCTCTTCAATCCCATAAGCATTCATGTGCTTATAAAGCTCCTTACGCTTGCGTAGAGCCTCTTGGAGCCAGAAATTCTCAGGTTCCATCTCAGACATAGTGTAAAGCTCTCCGACGTTCTTAAGGCTTCTAACGATCTTGAAGCTGTCTTTAAAACTAGAGGCAAGAGGGTTGAACACTAAATCATAAGGACTAATACGTCGAGCACGAGGGCCAATGTAGTCTGTAATCTTCTTACCACTAGCATCTTCACGATAGGAGCTTTCAAAGTCCACAGTGACGAATGCATTACCATAATCAATGAAGTCATAGATGAGCGAACTAACATCACTACGGAATCCACTCATACGAAGCTTATTACTCATATAGGCTTCAATAGCAGATACCTTCTGTTTAGTAGCATCACTCTTCGTATAAGCTTCCCACTTCATCCAATCATCATTAGGGAAGAGAGCAGAGATGTAGTTAGAATGTAAGTTGTCACGAATCTGACAAAGCTTAGGAAGAGTTGTACTATTCTTCCAAGGAAGACTCTTATTCGTAGTAGTTGTAGTGTCAGTTGCAAAGATGTAATTACGAACTTCCTTCCAACGGTCTAAAGCTTCTTGACGTTGAGAATTGTAATTGAACCATGTCTGTGCAATATACTGTGCTTCACCATCTCTTCCATAGCGTTGGCACAATGTTAAAGGTTTGCGACCCATTATTTTCCTTTATCGAATTCCACCAAATCGTGGATGGTAAATGTTATTCTGTCTACGAAGCTCATTACGCTCCACGTTCTTAGGCTTCACTGCAATACCAACCACAGAAGCTAAGGCATCTTTAATGTCATCATGTGCAGGACGAGCTAATACAAGCTGTTCCTCAAGCATGTCTGTATATCCACCCTTGAAGTGCCAGATATGCATATTCTCATAACGATGCTCTAAAGCAGAAGCAATACGCTCTTCTTTATTACCTTCGTTACGTGTAGGACGATGCTCTTCAATAGAGAGTGTCAATCCTTCTTCTTTCATCTTATCTTTCAAGTCTCTGACAATAACAGCTTGGAACACTGTCACTTCAGCTCTAAGCTTCTTGAATTCCCATTTACTGTGTAAAGCTACAAGGTGAGAGAAATATTCAGAAATCTTATCACTCTTAAAGACATCAATGTCAAGAATGTAAATAGTGTTAGAGCTGTCTACACCAATTACCACAATAGCTGTATCGTCAGCCTTCTTAGACCGAGAAGCATTGAAGTCGATGGCAGCATAGACATTTAATCGTTGTCCCTTAAAATACCAATGACCTGCTTCTTGCTTTAAGAACTTCTTATCGTAATATTGGAACTTATCTCTGTTGATTCTGTTAGAACCAGGATCATTTGGATTGTTGTAATACTGCGCGTAGAATTGTGTACGATCAGAGTATTCAGCTTTAATACGAGCCAACACTTGATTGTCAAACCCAAAGAACTTCTTATCCTCACGCATAGCCTTAGGCCAGATAAACTGACCATCAACCTCTACTGCGTATTCCTGAATCTCCCAAACAGGCTTACGATCCACGATTTCACCCTCTTCATTATAGATGTCATACTCTTGACCTTTCCAAGTAGAGTAGACATCATTTGGGTGATAACGAGTGCCACAAGCGAGAGTAAAACCCCCAGCATTACGAATAGAAGTGAACTGACTAGACTTCTTAACCACGCTTTCTCGTCCATCTTCTGTATATGCGTTTTCAGGAACCACTAAGTCATCAGGGATAATGATGTCAGCGTGCCATCCTGTTGTGTTAGTTGTGAGGCCAGCAGTGGACACTGTCTCATCTCGAATACCTTCAAGCTTACGCTTAACATGGTCAATAGAGAACTTACGTTGACTCCACTTCTCACGTTTACCTTCTTGCGGGTTGATATATTCTGGGAAGTAGCGTTGATACACAGTACCACCCATAATGTTCTGAATAGCGTAGAGCTGTTTCTCAGCAAGTTCAGCAGTGGCAGAGAGATAGAGAATTGTCACTTCTGGATGCCTTGTAATAATCCAAGCAGCCCATGTAGCCACCATATGGCTCTTCAGGTGTCCACGAGGAAGGAGGATGAGCTTGTTGGTGGACTGTTCTTGACCTTGTCCATACAAACTATATTCTTCCATCCACTTAAACATCTTCTTGTGGATATCCCCATAGACATATCCAGGATTAACGAGCTTGGCGAAGAAGAACAAATCTACCAGCGCCAGCTCTCTAAGCTCCTTAGCCTCTTGAGGCATCTTCTCAAGCTTTCTAACAGCGTCTAGGCGCCATTGATCTTCTTCCTTAGCCATTAAGCTTCCTTCTTGAGTCTAATGATGTCTGCTGTAAACTCGTCGTTGATACGAACAATCTTACTCTTCTCACCTTCAATTTCAGCCTTAGAAGGTCTACCAGCAGCTCTAGTAATCCATTGACGATCAGCAAGCCATTTAGAAGCTTGGTAGTTTCCATCGTCAGCTTGCTTAATCATAGCCTTAATAGCTCTGGCTCTAAGCTTAATCTCAAGCTCATCACGCCAAGTATCAATCTGTTCACGAATAAGCTTATTATCCAGCATACGAAGCCAATGGTTCCATCCAAGGAAATACTGATTAGCAAATTCATATTCTGTTACATCTTCCATCTCCAGATAGAGACGCTTAATAGAAGGATAGTTCTTACCTTTATATTGATGGTCTTGATCTTTCATCGTATAGACAGCAATGTCTACATCGTATTTAGGTTCTAAGAATAAGCTTTGTGTATAAGGCTTACCAAGCTCATCCTTAAGTTTACTTTTGTCGATTTCCATATTTCTCTAATTCCTTTCGAGCGTTCTCATATTGGTTGTAATAGTAGTCACGCTCAGCAATTACTTTTTCTGCTCTGGCAGCTTCCCTTGCAAGAAACTGTCCATCTTCTTTGTAAAGCTCTCTGCCTGTGCAGGCTTGGACAACTGTGGTAGTTGTGGGAGAGGGCATACTAGCTGGACGGGAGGGACGGTTCCGCAGGCGCTTAAGAGCAACACTAAGCTCAGCATCAATAGAAGCAATCTTGTCATCCTTTTGTTTAAGAGCAATTGTGTGTTTCTCATTTAAATCTTTCTCAAGCTTTGTACGCTTCTGTTCTTCTTTCTTTACAGCTTTATTAAGCTCAATAGTGTATTCGATACGAGAAGCTTTAACAGCGTTATGTTTGTCTACGAAATGAAACGTCAGGAAGGCCACTAGAAAGGCCCCCATGACGAAATATTTAAGAAGACTTAGGTAGGGCTGTGCCCAAGCAAATAGCACGCTCATAGAGCCTCCTGTTATACAATCCTTTTACAGGCTTACCTCCAGCACTTGTCCATCTCATCAGTTGGTTACATGCTCCTGTATAGTCTCCTGTATTTAAGATCTTTACTAATGTGCTTTTACAGAAAGCTGTAGGACCAACATTCAATGTAAATAAAGCAAATGCTGTATATTGGTTTTCATTAATAGGGACATTAATACATTCCAACATAGGACCTGTATGTTTAATCAAGTCTTTACGAAGAATATCATTACACTCTTTATACGTATATGTTTTTCCGTATTGGATATCTTTACCGGTATGTCCATAACATACTGTAGGAACCCCTACCATATCAATATAAGCTTCACGCCTCTCACCTTCCCATAAGGCTGCTCCACCAATAAGAGCAGCCCCAAGAAATCCAACAAGCCATTTATTCGCTGGATGTGCCATTCCTAATCCATTTATAGAATTGTTTACATCGTTGAATAAACACAGGAGCTTTTTCAATGATGAACATAATGGAGACGATAGCCGAGAGGACATACGTCCATGTTTCTAAAGGAAGACCTAAGAACACATACGAAACAGAGGGACTAACTGAGACAGCCACTTTAACACTGTCAGGGATATTTTCTGTAATATTCATTTAACTTCCTTGTACAATTTCCCAGTTGTTATCCGCACACACCATCTCAACCCAAGCACCATCAACAGCACCAACAATACCGGTAGCTGCTACACCACCCACTCTCGGTACAACAATTGCTGAAGCGGAGTTCACTGCTTGTGGCTGTCGAGTAACAATCTTTAATTCACGTCCTGTACTAGTAGCAACACTGGGGAGAGTTAGCGTACAAGTACCCGCGAAATCTACAATCACAGTACCAGTAGCTGGGAACACAGTAGCAGAAGCAGCTGTCACTCGTTGAACACCACTAGGTTGTTGAATATTCACAATTACATTACCAGCAGTAAACTGAGAACCAATGATGTAGCTTGCTGGGGGAACACCAATCCATGTAGGATTGTTAAACGTAACCAGCCCAGTTCCTGTAGCTTCAACGAAGGAAGCAGCAGCTGCTTCTACACTAATACGACCAATACGAGGATTATTGAAAACAACATCACCACTTGTAGCTAACGTAATATTACGTGAAGAAGCACCACCACCTAATCCAGCATCAATAAACTCATCATCATCAGAAATCCAATTCAGAGAATTACTTGCAGTGGAGAGGAAAATAGTACCTTGACAACGATTGAGCCTACAACCTCTCGTTCTAATCATACCAGAGCAAGCTGTTGCAATCTGAACAACTGCTGTTACACAGTCGGTAAAATCACAATCTTCAAAACTAATATCAAAGGCACCAGGACCGAACAGACGAACAGCGATGTCAGAATTAAGCTTAATATCTTTAAACTTAATACGAGTAGTGACACCGAGAGACGATGTCAGATCAATACCACGGGAAGATAAGGCAACACCTGCTCTAACCATTGCCATAGAGTTCGTAACAACGAGATCTTGACAATCCTTAAACCGGAATAAACCTGTTTGACCTAAGTTACCAATGGCGGCTTCATAGATTACACCATCAATAGTGGAAGACACCCAGTTCTGTACATCAATTGCACGACCACGATTGTGATTGTAAACGTGTACATCATTAACAGACATCAAGGCAGAACCAAACGTATCAACTGTCTGGCTGATAATTGGATCAAAACAATTATAAGCTTTGATGTCTGTAAAAGAAACATCAGCAGATCCTGTTCCCTCAATGCTGAACAATCCTTTAATATTCTCAGCAGTGATTGTTCTGACAATAGAGTTCTGCATAGCTCCTTGGAAGAAGCCTGTGTTATTACTTGCTAAGTCAATCCAAAGATTACTTAATACCGCAGAGAAGAGAGCTTGACCTGTTCCGTTAGCTCCACCACCTTCAACAGCATAAATACCTTTACCGGTATAAGCAACATCACTATAAAAACGTAAGCTATCTAAACACCAATGTGCATTATTATCCTGCACCATAAACATAGTGTTTACGTTTGTGGGTGCAGAAGAGAGATCCACAACACTAGGGGAGAGAATGGTACGAATTCTATTATGTCCATACAGAGAAACACGTTGCGTCCCAGATTTAATAAACTGAGCAGTGTTAATCATGTAACGACCAATAGGAAACTCTAAAGACCCTTTACTATCTAAAGCTGTCTGTAACGCAGGAACTACTTGAGCAGACCCACCACCTAGTTCTGAAGATACACCAGCAATCTGAGAGGGAGAAAGAAACTGGAAGATAGAATTTCTTTCATCATTCACTTGATGTTGTGTTGTTGCTTGTGATCCTGTCACTGTTGTCTTAACAGCAATAAGGGCATCACCTTGAGCTACATCAGAGAAAGCTGAAACATCACCAGACACTTCAGCAATAGCATCTTGTACATTCGTAGAACTAATTGTTCCTGTAGGACTAAAAGGAATAGAAGCAGCAGGAACGATACCAGCTACAGCATTCTCTACATCCTGCAATCTAGCAGCATCATTAGGAGAAGCTGGAACAGGGAGATTGATGATTCTCTCTCCATTCATATCCAACAGGTTTTCCATTTGATTAGGTTCACCTTCAGGATTGTCTCTCCACAATACATTATTGTTTAAGGCATTCTCAATTTCTTGGAAATTGGAATTGATCTTACTCAGATCCCTACCACTCAATGTATCATCTAATTCAATTTTCATTTATTTCCTTTATATTCATGGAAAGCTGGAATAGCTGTCTTCTATTCGTAACAATCCTATTACGTCCCTTCGGGACATACTAACACTATTTGCCCGAAGGGCGTACTAGACATAAACCCTCAGTATATTCCTCAGGAGAAATTGGGGAGGAGAATTCTGGAGAGGGCCATTTGTTATAATTTCTGTTAGAAATTTAGAAGGTGAGATGCACCATATACAGACCTACCCATACCCCCTGGGTACCCCTCAGCATACTCCTCAGTATAAATCCTCAGGATTATCTGAATCAATCAAGATAATAATCATTGCCTAGGCAGTGAAATAACATACTGTCTATATATTCATCGATCCAGATATTATCCTCAGGTGATTATCCTAATCACTCCTCAGTGTTAATATCGTTATATATCAACAACATACATCTATATTAGTATGTGCCGAAGGCACGTCTAGCATACGTCCTTGACGCCTTCGGCATGCTGTTGTCAATAGCTTTACGAATAACATACACGATTGGTAGGACATTAGGCTAAATGCCTAGAGGCCCGCCAAGGGCCCTAGAAGCCTCTACAAACGATTATTCGTCTCCGCCTATGCCTACCCCTAGACAATAGTTATCTGCCTGCTCTGTGGCTTTCCACAGCTATCTTCATAGGTGTGTCCACAGGTTATTAACATTGTGGATAACACACAAGTTGTTACACATTGGTGCTCTGTTAGGGTTTGTCCTAGTTGATTAGCTATCATCGTGTTCTATACGTGCGCGTATATGCGCTACGCGCGTCTAGCTATAGGCTCACATGCCACATATCGAATATGTAACAATTGTAAAAGCCTATTGTGTTACCGCCAGGGAACACCTACACTAGCGTTGCGGGTTGTGAATGTCTCTCTTCAGGCTGTGCCGGGGACAACAAACAAACCGCTTGACAGACCGGCTAACAGTGATACACTGAAGGCTACGAAGTTAGAAATAACTTCAGCTCTTTAACAATCTGCACTCTCAATCAAGCCATGTTAGGTGTGTATACGCCTTTCGTCGCTCTGCGCTAGTTACGTCAAGAAAGACAACATCTAGGCACTAGAGATAGACAATCAGTAAGAGACACAGCATGCGTGTGTCTACACCGAAGGTTGTAAAGCTATCATCATTCGTGCCTCAGGTCATTCGTAAACACCTAGCCATTGCCTTAGACGTTACCAATCCTGTAAATGTGTTGGACGCAACATTCAGGCACTTGACATGGTTTGATTGAGGGTGTAGACTGAGGGCTAGACAGTCGAAAGATTGTCAACAGGGACTGAGGTGAAAGTGATGTCCCGCTCTTTAAAAATTCATACGTAGTTGAATCGTCAGTAGTGACGGGATGACTACACTTAGCTCTAAGCGTACACACCTGTGTCGTACAGAAGCGAGGGACAACAACAGGCTATCCTGTTGCCTAAGCTTGCTGCTCCTGGTGTGTATCAATAGTGAGAGTGTAGATTTACATTAGACTGGCAATCTAATGGCTCCCTAATCTTTGGGCGAGGAACGATAGGACACTGCGGACTATCTATTAATTACAGACTACGTGTTGAATCTCTTTAACAATTTATAGCTACGTCTGTGTTACAGCAATGTAACGCGCTATCATGCGT